AAGATCACATTGCATCTGCATTCGGTGAAAATCCTACTAAAGATCAATTATTACAATTACTTGATAGTCGTGGTGTTAGAGACACGTTAGTTTATCAGGTTAGTAATGCAATACAAATAACAAAATTTGGGAAAAGTGTTTCTCTTTTTTTTCTAGCAAAATTTATAATTAGTCTTGGTGAAGATATTTTAGATTACGGTGATTTAATGTTTTGGACTGGTGGTGGTATTTCAGGAATACCAAATGACGATGTTGTGGAATATTTAACATTACTTGGTGTAACTGATAAGATATATGATAAATTTATATATTTTGATGATATTGAATTTAATGGAGATGAGAAGGTGATTTGGTATTTAGATAATGGTTGGGAATCATTTAAATCGTTTTTCAACCCTAATTATGATATTGATAAACATGGAATAAAAAGTATTTTAAATCCTAATTTTGATGCGCCAATTGTGGTTTATTTTACATCACATTACGATAAAGAAACCATGATGGATATGTTAGATAGAGATAGTCTTAATAAAATAAAAAAGAAATTCGTTAATGATGTTGATTATGTTGGTGGTATAGGTTTCAGAGAAGAATTTAATCATTATGGTTATAATATTGTTGAAGATGACGAGATTGATATTAAAAAACATACTGACACAATTATGTCAATTGATGATCCTTACACATTTCTAGTTTTAATAGAAAACTCAAAAGATGTGGTAGATGGTGGTAATAAATTAAAAGAATTCAAAGAATGGTTATATGTAGATATATTAAGTAAGGCATATAATAGATGTTTAAAAAGTTTTTACCGACCTAAACTTATAAGTGATATAATAGATATAATAGAGCCAGATGATATAAAAGTTGTGAATGAAGATAATAATACAGAAAAATTGATTGTAGATACAACAAGCTCGTTTTATGATTTTATAAACTTATATATTGCGGAATATAAAGAGATACCAACAGATAATTATAATTCTTTTACTAGGTTGATTACTGATATAGTCAATTATGGGGTTGGTAAATTTAATGGCCTTGAATTACCCGATCTACACGAATTATCTGATGATGAAGTAAAAAGATTTATAAATCAATATATTAAAATAAATGTCAATTAATGAAGATAAATAATAAACATATCATTAGAAAAATATTAAGGGAAACACCCAACGAAAAATCTAAATTCTATAAAATAATCAATAACGAAAAATTGGTTAGAAATGTGATTAAATGGGTTGAACCTAAGTTAATTGAATACAAACAAGAAAACGACAATTATTATATTAGTAGTTTTGATGACTTCACTTCAATTGATGGGGCAGATTTTAATTATCTGCACAATATATTAAAAACACAAATGGGGTTTGACTATGATGTTGCAAACTTTTTTATTGCAATTTTAATGTCTAGACACAATTTAGCTACTGAAGGCATAGATGATTTAGAAAACCTATTATACAAAGTTGATAATGATGACATTATACCATTTTTAAAAGCCAGCGGATTTTACGATGATATGAATCTAACTACTTATAATGATGTTGAAATTAAAGAAGATGGAACAGTGTTATTAGAAGTACCGAGTTGGTTTGTTTTTTCTGAAGAACATTTTTTTGGTGGTAATGTAACTGTTGAAAATATATTAAGCGAGGATTTCACTGAGTTGTTTGATCTCCCTTGGAATTATGATACATTATTAGATTGTATTAAGTCACTAAATAACTCAAATATACAAAATTTAATGGAAAATATTATTGCAGAAAAAGATGAGATGTGGATTTCTGATTCATTATATGATTTTTTTGTTGAAAATGAATTTGAATTTGTTAATTACGATGATTGGGAAGGGCATATAAATGTAGAAGAAAATAGAGAATCGTTATTACGTATTAGATACCCTGAAGTAATTGCTAGAATTATTGTTGATGGAGGATATTCTAATATAAAAAGTAATTTACTTAGTTTATATAATACCTCTTATAATAGTGTTGCAGAAGATGAGATTTTTAAAGAAATAAAAAATGTGATTGAAGACTTTTTAGATAGTAGAGGTGATTGGGTTGGTAATGTGTTAGTGTTTGATATTACAGACATATTTGTAAAGTATATTGAGTTATACCTAATAAAATCTAATAAGTCACCATCATTTGAATACCATAACTATGTTGAAATGTTAGGTAACTATATTAGTGAGTATGCTGACGAATTAAATTATTCGTTAAATGTACCTAATTTTGATTATTATTACCCCGATTCTAATACTGTTGCAGAGTATGTAAATGAGTATTATAACGATTATATCGATTTTTAAGATATTTATTTATATGAAATTAATTATTACAGAATCCCAATTTAAAAAAGTATTAACAGAAAATCGTTTAGATAATTTTGCTGATTATTTTATTGAGTCTTATGCTGATAAGGAGGTGAGTGTTATAATATATGATTTAATAATCAATCAAGGATTTAATTTTAGAATGTTAAATAAGATGGATAAATTACTTGATTTCATTAGTAATAAGATGGGTTATAGGATTAATTTATCCACACCAATAGACGAATTAATATTTTATAAAAAATTAATTTCACAGGATAGAGAATTCGGTAAAAATAACAAATTCAAAAAAACCATAGTAGATTTAATACAAGGTATGATGGATGAAATTATTGATCAAGCTTTGAGTGAGTCTGGTGGTGATATAAAGAAAGCAACAAAAAGATTAAAGGTAATAAATGACATTTTAGGTAAGAATGATCAACTCAGAAAAACCTTCAACGCAGAAGTTAAAGAAATTGCAAAAGAACAAGGTTATGTGATGATTGATAAACCACTTACATGGACTTTTGAGAAAGGGGGTGGAAGAATACAACAAATTATTGATTATATAAAAGAAGTACCTGAAACACCTAAAAAAACAAGAAAGGGTTGGATGTCATATGTTGGTCAAAATCCAGATAGAGAGGGTTGGAACTCTTATTTATGGAGGGCGGTTCAAGATGCTGGAATTATTGAGAAAATTAGAGATGGTAGGTCTTTCACATATAAATTAGGACCTAATGCAGAGGCTTTTGAACAAGGTAAACTAATCGGTTTTTAGTCTTTTTACTCCATTTTAGATATTTATATATAAAAAAGTATGGATAGAGCAGAACAGTTACAAATATATGCTAAGTGTTTAAGTGACCCTATTTTTACTATTGAAACCTTTTTCAAAACTTTTGATAAAACACAAGAAGGATATGTACCATTTAAATTATTTCATAAACAAAAAGAAATAATTAGGTCTTACATAAAATACAATAGAAACATAGTTACTAAACCAAGACAGGCTGGCGTATCAACAACCACCGCAGCATATATTGCCGCAATTTGTGCTTTTGGTGATAAAAATAACCCACATAAAGTATTGATATTAGCCAACAAACAAAAATTGGCACAAGAGATATTATCTAAAGTTAAAGAATTTTTGGATCAAATACCTAACTGGGTTTGGGGAGTAGAAGATGGTGAACAATATTTAGACATAAACTCTAAAGGACATTTAAAATTAAAATCAACTAAATGTGAAGTGGTTGCGTTAGCATCATCTAAAGATGCCTTAAGGGGTTTTACACCGACATTCTTAGTTATGGATGAGGCGGCATATATCGAAAATGGTGCTGAAACATTTGGTGCTGCATTGGCTTCATTATCTACAGGGGGTAAAATTTCATTGATATCAACACCTAATGGTATGGATGAATTATACTACAAGGTATATGATGATGCGAAGAAAAAAGAAAACACTTTCAATATTATTGAAATGAAGTGGTATTTTGATATAAGATACAATAGAGAATTGAGGTGGGTTAAAAAAGACGAAACGAATACAATAAGTGATGAAATAAATTGTGAGACTATTGGTAGGTCAAAACTTAGGTGGCAGTATTTAGGTAAAATGTATGAAACCACTGAAGATAGTATAGAAAACTATCAATTAATGTTAAATGACGGTTGGATACCTTTATCTCCTTGGTATGAGTATATGGCGGCAGATATGGGTGACCCTAAAAAAGTGGCTCGAGAACTTGATGTATCATTTGTTGGGTCAGGTGGTAATGTCATCGAGGATGCTGATATTAAATTTCATGAAGATAATTATGTTGCCGATCCGATCGGTACTGCTGAGATTGAGAAGTCTATGTGGATATGGAAACAACCTGAAGAAGGTCATAAATACATTATGGGTGTCGATGTCAGTAGAGGTGATGGTGAGGATAGTTCAACTATAGTAATATTAGATTTTGATGGGTTAGAGCAAGTTGCAGAATTTAAAGCTAAAGTTGCCCCTGATGTTTTAGCTACAATTGTTTATAAATATGGTAACTTATATAACGCACACACTGTTGTGGATATCACTGGTGGAATGGGTGTTTCTACTGTTATGAAATTATTGGAGATGGAATATAAATTTCTTCACTACGATGATCCAAAAAGTAGAAAATTAAGTGATAAATACGCTAAAATGAAATATAAGGAGGGTGATAAAATACCTGGTTTCAATGTTGGTAACACAAGATTACAAATGATTTCTGAATTAGAAGAACATATAAGAGAAGGTAAAACTAAAATAAAATCAGTTAGAATGATTTCTGAATTAAGAACATTTGTATATAAAAATGGTAGACCTGATCACATGAAAGGGTATCATGATGATATTATTATGGCATATGCAATGGCGGTATTTGTTGTTCAGACATCATTTAAAGAGTTAGAAAGAGTTGAGAAACAAACTAAGGCTATGTTAGATAGTTGGATTGCGATAACAAATGATCCTGTTAAACCAACATTTACTACACCAACAACACCTTCGTATCATCAACCACAAATTAATCAAAGTAACAATCAAAATAATAACAATGGCGAATATGATTGGTTATTCGGTATAAGGAGATAACAATGGCAAAGAAAACATTCCAAAGAAAACCTGCAGATGGTGGTGTTAAATATAAATGGTCACCAATAGAGAAATTACCTAAAGATATTTCTCAAAGAAAAGCAAAAGATAAAAATAGGTTTTGTAATGCAACACCTTTATCGCAAGGTGAAGATTTTATAGTAACTTATGTTTATAACTCAACATTTATTAATGGTGAAGAACATAGATATGCATATGTGGCGTGTGACTATGTTAAATAGTATTTATATTTCTTAAATATTTATTATAATAGTATCATAATATGCAATATAGTATTAAGTAATGGCAGAAAGAAGAACAGTATGGCAAGGGTTAGAAGATTTATTCGGACCAGAGAGAAAACAAGTTGAACAAAAGTCAAGATACTCTTTAGGTAACGAAACTTTATTAACCACTCAGTCAAAAGAAGAATATGAGTTTACTAAGTTACAAGCACAACAACAAAAGTATCTTAGTAATATGTGGACTAAGGTAGATAATGAAATCTACCAACAATCAGTATTTTATGAAACAACAAGAATTGCATCTTACTCTGATTTTGAGGGGATGGAGTTTTTTCCTGAAATCGCAGCTGCATTAGATATAATGGCAGAAGAATCCACAACTTTAAATGGTGAGAATAGAATATTAAATATATTTTCAGAAAGTAAGAGAGTTAGAAGAATTTTACAGGATTTATTTTACAATAGATTAGACATTCATACAAATTTACCTATGTGGACAAGAAACACTTGTAAGTATGGGGATAATATGGTATTCTTAAAATTAGATAAAGAAAATGGTGTTACAGATGTAAAACAATTACCTAACATTGAGATTGAACGTAAAGAGGGTGACCCTATAGATTCAATGACGAATAGTTTAAATTCTGATTTAGACCCTAAAAAGAATAGGGTTACTTTCTATTGGAAGAATAAGGATATTGAATTTAATTCTTGGCAGATTGCTCACTTTAGATTATTGGGTGATGATAGAAGATTACCTTATGGAACATCGATGTTAGAAAAGGGTAGACGTATTTGGAAACAACTTTTACTATCTGAAGATGCAATGTTGATTTATAGGGTAACTAGAGCACCAGAAAGAAGAATATTTAAAGTTTATGTTGGTAACATTGATGATCAAGACGTACCTGCATATGTACAGAAGATTGCAAACAACTTTAAGAGATCACCTGTTATCGATCAAACAACGGGACAGATTGATACTAGATACAATCAAATGGCACAGGATCAAGATTACTTTATTCCTGTTAGAGACCCAGGAGCACCTTCTCCTATTGAGACACTTCCTGGGGCACAGAATCTTTCAGAGATTGCAGATATTGAATACCTACAAAAGAAATTGTTTACTGCAATTAGAGTACCTAAACCATTCTTAGGGTTTGAAGAGGCTAATGGTGAAGGTAAAAACTTAGCTTTACAGGATATTAGATTTACAAGAACAATCAACAGAATCCAACAAGCTATGATACAAGAATTAAATAAAGTCGCTATCATACATTTATATTTATTAGGTTTGGAAGATGATATTGATAACTTTACGTTATCACTTAACAACCCATCAACACAATCTGATATGTTACGTACCGAACAATTACAACAAAAGATACAAGTATATAGAGATGCGGTATCCGATGCTGGTAATGGATTCGGCGCAATGTCAATGACTAAAGCAAAAATGGAAATTCTTAATATGTCTGAAGAAGAGATTAGAGTTGATCTTGAAAGACAAAGAATGGAAAAAGCTGCAGCGGCAGAAATGGAAGGTACAAGTAACATTATTAAGAAAACTGGTATCTTTGATAGAGTTGATAGTATGTATGGTGAATTCGGTGTTACTCCTGATCAAGCGGCAGAAGGTGGTGAGGCTGCAGAATCAGGTGGTGATATGGGATTCGGCTCTGACATCGGTGGCGGAGGTGGCTTCGGTGGCGGAGGTGGTATGGACTTAGGTGGACTTGAAACCGAACCATTAGAAGGTGGTGGAGAAGTAGGTGGTGAAACTGCACCAGCGGAAGGTGGTGAAACAGGTGGTGAAACTGCACCAGAAACACCTATGGAATCATTCAATAAGAAAGGTAAGTTATTAACTGAAGAGCAACACAGAGATCACCTTCAAAATAGAATTAAAAAACATAAAAAAACATATTTAAAACATCTAATGGAAAGTTTAGATGGTAATAAAAAGGTAGAGAAACCTGTGGTTAATAAAAAAGAATACCTTAACGAAGAACTTTCAAAAATTAATAATGAGATAGATAAGTTAATTGATGATTAATTTTTTCACATTATCAATATATTTATTAAATAAAATATAGTATGAAAAATTTCGGTAAATTAAAAGAATCGTTTAACAATATATTAGCAGAATCTATCGTCAAAAAAAAGGATGAAGGTAAAAAAGTATTTCAGAAGTATATGAAAATGCTTAAAGAAAATGAAATTCTTAAGTCTCAATATATCATTTATGATAATTTAGAAAATGGTAATTTCACTGATTCTTCTGAAGCATTAGAATATGTAAAAGAATCGATAGATGTATTAAGGTCTTATAGTAAAGAGGATATCTTAAAAGCAAACAAAGAGTTAAGTAAATTAATTGTAAAGGAGTCATCGTTTGGTGGTGATTATACACATGAGGAACTACATAACAACATTTCTTTTTTAGTTTTTACCGATAAAAAAGCAACTAATATTAATAAAGTTAACGAATCTAGATCATACATTAAAAATCATTTATTAACTGATAAGTCTGAAGAAACTATTAGTGAGTCTATTAATTTACCTCCTAGTGTTTTAACAAGACTATCATTAGAGAAATTTAATAGAAAGTATGAAAATGTTAGTGAATCAGAAAAGAAAATTATTAAGTCATTAATTAATGGTGATGAAAATAGTAGAGAAACTGTGTTTAATGATTTGGTAAGAGAATGTATTGACATTATTGATAATAAACTATCTGAAAGTGATATTGAGTTAAAAGAGAAACTATTAAATGCTAAAGATAAATTATTAAGAATGAAATTTGATTCTGATACTTATCGTGAAGATATTAATAAAGTTTATAATCTAAAAGAATATATTAAGTAATTATGAAAAACAGAAAAGTAATTAGATTAACTGAAAGTGATCTAAATAGAATAGTAAAAAGAGTAATTTCTGAACAAAAAGATTCGGGATTCGATAAATATTCGAAAGATCGTTTTATGGAGGCGGGGTTTAAAAAGGTATCCGACACAGAATATAAAAATGATAAAACAAATGCGGTCGTTAAATTAAAAGAATGTGGAGATTATGATGGATTTACATACTTTAAAAACGGTAAAAAGATATATGGGGGTTGTCCAGATGCATGTTGGTCTTGGTGGAGTAAAAATGTTAGTAAAGAACCTGAAATATAAATACAAAAAATAGTAATTATGAAAAACAGAAAAGTAATTAGATTAACTGAAAGTGATCTAAATAGAATAGTAAAAAGAGTATTGGTTGAACAAGAGGATACAAATTCTGATTTAGTAAAATGTTTATCACAAAAAGGTTTTGTAAAAAATACAGGTGGTCAGTATGTTAATCAAAAATTCAATGTTTATAATCAAGGTGAGAAATTAGTTAGAGTATTCATCCAAATAGAAAGTAATAATGTTGTATTAGTAAAGGTATTTGATGGTAATAAACAAATATATTTACCTAATAATAGATTTAAGTGGAATCAAAATTGTGATATATTTATTGACTTACTTAAAAATAGAATTAAAGAAGTAATTTCGAATAAAGGTGGATTATCTAATACTAAGATTAGTGGATAAGTCAAAAAAGTTTATTTAATTAACCCTCAATCAGTTGAGGGTTTTTTTATGTTCATAATTTGACATGTTGGGTTTTTAACATTATATTTCTATTATAAATAACAAAAATTATGTGTATGGAAAATAATGAAAAAAGGAAAAGAAATTAGGTTAAAACTAAAAGAGAATTATAATGTAAAATTAGGAACAGTTAACAACAAAGACCCAAAAAGTATTTATCTAAATATCACCGCTTGGGGTGATCCAATCAATTATGATGAATCAAATAATTACGTTTCGATAATTAACAGATTAAAAAAACAAATAAAATCTAAATTATACGAAAACCTTGATAAAGATAGATACTACTCAAATAGTTATATAGTTGATCTTGATATGAGACATTCAGGTATCAAAGATAATAAAAGAAGTTTTATGTCGTGTGAGATTACACTATATCAAAAAGAAAAATTATCAGTAACAGATAATAAACTACAAACAGAATCTAAAAAAATAATCTCAGAGATTATTGAAAATTGTTTAGAATCTAATACTGATTTTAAATTCTATAAATCCAAAAAATAGATTTTTTCATAGTGTGGATATATTTATAAGAAAAAGAATATATCTACATTATGAAAATATTAAAGAACGGTGAAAGCGGAAAGGGTATTCTTATTGAATATGACGCTGGATACATATCTCCAAACGATAACAGACATTTTATTAATGAAGTAAATAAATTAAGTAAGGGTGAACCTATTATAGAAGAACCCTTATATGTCTATGCAGTAATGCAAAAATATGATGTTGAGAATAGAAACGGAAGAATCTATCCTGAACCAATTCTAAGAAGAGAGGCAGAAAATTACGTAAAACTTATTAAAGAACAAAGAGCTTTAGGTGAAGCTGATCACCCAGAAAGTTCTATTGTTGCAATCAGTCGTATATCACATAATGTAGTAGACTTATGGTGGGAAGGTAATGTATTGATGGGTAAACTTGAAATCATTATGTCACCAGGATTTGTTAGTCAAGGTATCATCTCTTGTGAGGGTGATAGAATCGCAAACTATTTAAGAAAAGGAATTAAGATAGGTGTATCATCAAGAGGAGTTGGTTCACTTAAGAAAGAAGGTGGTAGAAATATTGTACAAGATGACTTTGAAATTATTTGTTGGGATATAGTAACATCACCATCTACACCAGGTTCTTGGATATATAATGACAAACCATCTACAGAACAACAAATGAGTGAATCCAAAGAAAATAAAGATAAGGATTTACTAATTGATGGTTTAGATGACTTCCTTTTAGATTAAAAAAATTAACAAAAAATCAAATTTTTTAAATATAAAATAATTTTTTGAAAAATTCAACATATTTATTAGAAAATGTATGCACGTTATTGCATATGATATAACAATAATTAAATTTTAATTGTAAAAAAAAATGGCTGAAAAAAAGAGATCAATCATTGAAGAGGCTTTGTGGGAAGCAAAGTCTGTAGAAGACGCCTTGAAAGCCAACACAAAAGACATACTTGCTGCAACTATGAAGCAAGAAATTGACAAAGTTGTGAAAGAATCTCTTCAAGAAGATGAAGAGGTTGAAGACAACGAAGAAGTAGAGGGTCTAGATGATGTAGCAGGAATGGATGAACTTCCTATGGGTGACGCACCAGAAGGAGAAACTGACGATGAAGTTGGTGGAGAAGAAGGTGAGTTAGAATTAGACTTAGATTTAGGTGACGTAGAAGGTGGAGAAGAAATTGTTGACCTTAATGAACCAGAAGAAGGTGGAGAAGAACTTGACTTAGAGTTAGGTGATGAAACACTTGATTTAGGTGACGAAGAAGGGATGGATTTAGACATCGAACTAGGTGACGAATTACCAGATGAATTAGACCTTACAGGTGCTTCAGATGATGATGTACTTAAAGTGTATAGGAAAATGGGTGATGATGATGAAATCGAAGTAGTAAAAGACCCATCGGGTGGTATTAGTATTTCAGACAAACAAACAGGTGCTGAATACTACATCAAAGAATCTGATGAAATGTGTGAAGGATGTGGTTCTGGAATGTATTCTGAAGAAGATGATGAAGAGATTGTTTATGAAATCGAAATGGATGAAGACATGTACGAAATGTATATGGGAGAACAAGAGGAAGAAGAGGAAGATGAAGAACTTCTAGATGAAGACAAAACATTACAACGTAAACATGGTCAAAGATATTCTGGGGCTAAGGTTGGAATGAGAAGAAATGAGTCTTTAAGAAGAAGAAAACCTCTAATGACTGAATCAAAAAGACATCCTAGAAGAGTAAACGAATCTAAAGATGTAGTTTCTAAGGTTTCACCTAGTATAATAAAAGAATACAAAGAGCTTAAAGCTAAAAATGAAGAGTATAAAGAAGCACTTAAAGTATTCAAAACTAAAATCAACGAAGTAGCGTTGTTCAACCAAAACTTAGCTCACGTAACTAAGTTATTTACTGAACACTCTACTACGAAGAAAGAGAAGATGGCGATCTTAAAAAGATTTGACGATGTTGAAACTATTAAGGAGTCAAAATCTCTTTACAAAACAATTGAATCAGAGTTAGAAGATAAAACACCTATCACTGAATCAGTTGATAAAAAGGTTAATAAAACTGTTGAGTCTAGTAAGTCAAACCTAAATGAATCAACTGCTTATGTTGATCCACAAATAGGTAGTATACTTAGCTTAATGGATCGTATTAAATAATAATAACGAATAATAAAAAAATAAAAAACAATAAAAAATGGGACATTTATTAAGTTCACAAGAAGTTGGAAACATTGGTTTGGAGCACATGAAACAAATCAGACAAAAAACTATCTCAAAGTGGGATAGCTTAGGTTTCCTAAAAGACCTAAAAGGTCACATCAAAGAAAACATCGCTCAGCTTTATGAAAACCAAGCTGGTGAGTTACTAAGAGAATCTACAGATGCTGGTTCATCAGGTTCTTTCGAAACAGTGGTTTTCCCTATCGTTAGAAGAGTATTCTCTAAATTATTAGCTAACGATATCGTATCGGTACAAGCGATGAACATGCCAATCGGTAAATTATTCTACTTCGTACCAAAAATATCTGATGGGGCATATCCTCTAAATGGTAAAAATAATGCAGGAAATGGTGCGTTACCTGAGTGTACAATCTCTGCTTGTAACAACACAACTTTAACTGCGTTTGAAGAGAAGTCACTTTACGATCTATACTACAATGATGGATTGTATGACAGATCAAAAGGGACTGCTACAGTAAGTGCAACTGCAGGATACTATGGTGTTGTATTAAACGCTGACGGTACTAAAACTAACACTGCATTGACTTCACAACCTTTAGCTGCAGACGGTTCTCATAGACACGTACAAATGTGTGTTACTGGATTCTCTACTACTAACGCTGGTAGATTAACTGGTCCTGATGGAAATGAAATGGATACTGAAGAGTTCTTGGCTTCATTGGCAATTACTTCTACAGACGCTATCCTAGACCCAAGTGGTAATCAAATTATCGCAGCAGGTGCTTCAGTACCATTCAGATTAGTTTCTCAAAAATATGGTAGAGGTATTGTAGATTATGGTGATATTTGTTCACCTGATGGATGTCTATTAGTAGAATTAGACCTTACTCACCCAACTTGTGTTGATTGTACAGGTTCTACATTAGATGGTTA